TTGTGTCCCTGCAGCTCTATTCCAAAGCCAACTCTGGTGCTCTATCACCCTGTCTATAGTTTGTTCCCAAGTCTCATAGGTTTCATCCTTAGCATCTAAAGGTCTACTGTAAGTCCTCCTTGTGATAACTTGTGCTCTAACAGAAGGTTTATTCATACACACTCCTCTAGGACAGGTGGTTTATAGTTTTTACCTTTCAATACTTTTCCATGTTCACACTTCGTAAAAGGATACTTACTCATGTTAGATTTATGGACAAGATTATATGCCTTATCAAAATTCAATCCAAAAGAAACAGCAGTTCCTTTGAGAACATATACTACATCACATAATTCTTTCAAGAAATCCTGCATTAATACATAGGTTTCCCCTTGGTCTATGTTTCCCTCCAACTGAAAGCCAACTTCAGCTAACTCCTGCACCTCTTCAAATATTAACTTCATCCTGAACTCAAGGAGTTCTTTACTGAATGGCTGATCAACAGCCAACTCCATTTTCTCATGAAACTTCCTGACTTTTTGCACTATATTTCTCCTCTTTAATCATTTCTAAATAACGTATAGCCTTATCAATATCTTCTTTACCACCCTTCATGTCATGTCTTAATACATACTTTATCACATTACCCTCAGCATAAGGAATATTATTCCTCATAATAAAACTGATTGGTTCTATATCATACCTAGCATAATAATCAGGGGATACATTTTCTTTAATCATATTATAAATCTTTACCTTTTCGTTGAAGGATTCCATAAATTAATTTCCTCTTTATCAAAATTATAATCTTTAGTTCGTAAAATTCTAGCAACTCTAGCCTGAGTTAAAGCATGGTCTTCAGTTAATCCTGCTTTTGCATAGGCATCTATGATGGTCTGCCACTTAACTCCTTTAGTTAGAAGGAGTTCCGTAGCTTTCTTTGGTCCTATTCCTGGACACCCCTTGTAATTATCTACTGAATCTCCAGTTAAAGTCTGATAGAAAAACATATGATCAGCCATCTTCTCATCTATAACTTCAGTAATCTCTGAGTCCATGTTGTAATACTCACAAGGAATCGTAAGCATATCCTTATCAATAGAAATAATTATATTCCTGTCAAACTTTCCATCAGTAGCAAGGATACCCAAGACATCATCAGCTTCTAACATAGGTTGAGTCTTGGTAGCATAAAATTCTTTAAGATAAGTCTCCAGATGATTATATCCTAGAGGCTTCTTACTATCTTTCCGGTTTAACTTATAATCGGGAAAAATTTTTCGTCTAAAATTATTTACTCTATCTGAAAAACAAATAGTAGTAGTAAACTCTTTTCCTTCTCCTAACTTCTCCTGCCAATCCCGAATCATTATATCAGCCTGAGCTTTTAATTCATCTACATTAGTAGCTGTTGTTAAAATTCCATCATCCCAATGAACCACTGTCTGTACTGCCCAACACACTTTGTATGTAAGTATGTCTCCATCTATCAATAGTCTCAAAGTATCCATAATAATCTCCCTTCTTTAAATGTTCTTGGTAGTGACACTCATCACATAAATATATACACTTGAAAAGTTCTATTAAACTTTTATTGAAAGGCTCAACCCAAGCTAGTCTTGATATTTTATCTCGTTTTTCTTTAGGATTCTCATGGTGAAAATTTAATGCTCTTTTCATATTGACCGTACCACATTGTTCACACCTAAAATTTTTTAAAAATATAAATAAGTACCTTCTACACTGTCTGGAATATGCTCTATATTTAATAGCATCATAACGAGGATGAGGATTTTTACTTAATAAAAACTTACAAAAACCTTCACAAAAAGCTACCAGTTTATCAAATGTATCAATGTGTTTCAGCCCAATTTCTCCCAATTTTAGACGTTCCACTAAGAGGGCATCCAAATTCATAGTAGTCTCCAGCTCTCGTAATCGCTTTTTCCGCTTCCGGTCCAATAAATTTTTTGGCATACCTCTCCTTGCATTCAATTTGAAATTCATCATGGATATTAGCTACAAACTCATAGTCCTCTCCAGGTTCTAACCCCATAAATTGTAACCGTTTATCCAAGAGAATCAGAGATGTTTTCATTAAGATAGCCCCTGCACTCTGAAGCAGGGTATTTAAAGCAGAATGTTCTGAACGTACATGGAGTCTTCTACCATCCAACCCAATGAGATGCCCACGTCTGCGGAAGACTTGCTTAACTCTGGTGGTAAGGTCCATAAGACCATCGACACCAGTGAGTAATCTTTGTCTAGCTTCCTTACCTCTTCCGGCCCCTCCACCAAGAATTGTTCCAAGTTTTTCATTGCCTGCTCCGTAAATAAAGGCATAGAAGAAAGTCTTTGCAGTGTCTCGTGAAGAGGTTTTGATAATATCTCTGTTGAGGGAGTGAATGTCTGTATTAGTTTCTTTACTACCGTCCACTGCTGCTCTTGCATATTTACCTCCATCATATTTAGTTAAATATCCTGCTAAAGCCCTGAGTTCTAGACCATCAGCATCACACCCAACCAAGACCTTATCTTTAGAAGCCTTGAATAGTTCTCTACACTCTTTACCGAAAGAACTATAAATAGCAGGAACCTGAGCTAAGTTAGGAGAGGAATGAGTACACCTTCCAGTGATAGCTCCATTGGTATTTACATTCCCAAAGATTCTCCCTTCTCTCTCCAGTTTCAACCAAGCGTTATCACCTTCAGCTAGTTGAGATATTCTTTTAGACAGGAGGAAGTGGTTGAACAACTCATCACAACCTGGATAAGGTAAAGATCTTAAAACTGTCTCATCAATTTTAGGTTTACCATTAGGAGTAAAATCTTTAGGCTTCCAATCATAGTCTTTCTGAAGCTTATAACTTATATGATCTCTGCTGTTAGGATTAAATTTTATTTTCTCTATCTTATTAAAACTTTCACCAGCAGTATAGCCTTTAGCCTTGTTATCTTTCTTCGGAGTGAAGCTTCCTAAATCCCTGTACCAACTACCAAAGCGTTTCTTTAGCTTAGTACCTATTTGTTCCTGTTGCTTAAGAAGGGTTACATAGAGTTCTTGTCCTTTCTTAACATCAAAAGAAAAACCATTCTCAATCTGCCTTTGGATAACATAAGCGAATTCATGCTCTAACTTAATAGCTTCTTCAGCACACTCAGCTTCACATAGATGATCAAAAAGAGTAGAAGTAATAGCTACATCCCTAGCACAATAATCTGCCATCTCATTCGTGAACGTAGACCAATCAGTATCCTCATGGTTGAATTCACCTTTCAACATATCTAATCGGTAGCCCCAAGCTTTTAAACTATGAGAACCGTAGAGTTTAGTAGGAATATGTTTCTTCTTGGAATCTAAGGTCATCATGTGAGAGTAAGCTAAACGAGACACCACGAGAGTATCACTTATCTTTGTCTCTTTATAGGGAACCCACCCCAAGAGTTTCTTTAGTACTGGTAAGTCATATCCTAATATATTATGTCCTATTAACCCCTCAGCATCATACATCAGCTCTAAAGCTTGTTCTAAGTTATCATACTGATCCTCATTAGCAAATATCTGAGAAGCTTGTGCTCCCTCTATGGTCATAGCTAAACAGTGGATCTTGGAGACATCTGGAAGTAAACCATCAGTTTCTAAATCAAATATTATATTCATGTTTTAAAATGCCTCTTCCATTTCAATATATTCACACTCTCTCAGTCTGCCTGATTCTTTGTCGTAGTATAACCGAGCTGCAACTCCTGTCGAACTGCCTTTATATCTGGCCTTAAGGATTCTAACAGTTGTCTCACTTCCTTCTTGTTGATTTCTTTCGAGTCCAACCACGAAATCGCTAAGTTGAGCGATGCTTCCACTCCCCCTAAGATCATTGAGTGAGATTTTTCTACCATCTTCATGTCCTCTCCCGTCTGCTGGTTTTCTTAAGTGTGATACTATAAAAATACCTATGTTTACTTCTTCTGCAAGTGATCTCAGTTTAGTCATCAAGTTATCTATGAGTCTTCTTTCATCTCCACCTTCGATGCCACTAACCATAATAGAAATATGATCAACAACGATCCAAGAAACATTACAACTCCTAGCCAAGTACCGAATACGGTTGGAGAGAACATCCCCATCCATGCTTCCCCAATGATCATATAAAAAAAGTCTCCCCGTGTTTAATGTTTTTTCCCATATATCCCTTAAAAATTTTTCCTCTAAATTATCCTTTAAGTGAAGCATCTCGTTGGCTTCAATAGACATGAAGTCAATGGCTGCTTGACGCACAGATTCTTCAAGAGCAATATAACCAATTGTTTCTCCTTTTGAGAGGAAATATGATGCAATTTCCTTAACAGCGGTAGATTTTCCAGCTCCTGTCCCTGCACAAAACGTAACGAGTTCACCTTTTCTCGCTCCTAAAGTAAGGTTATTAAGACCCTGCCAAGGATACTCCATGTCAGCAGCTTGCATAGGTGTATTTACCAGTTCCCAAGTATCCTCACCAGCGATAATTCCATCCGGTCTATAAACTGAAGCCCTGAACATGGCATTAACCATATCAGCTCCGCGGTCAGCTAAAAGCATCTCATTAGGATCTTTAAGAGGGAGAGATGCTATCTTACATTTTCCTGGTGGGAAAAGCTCTGCTACCTTACGAGCTGCATTGTTCCCTTGAGAATCGTTATCAAACATTAAGATTATTTCTTCAAAACCGCTTAACAACCATTCTAAGTCTTTAGCTATAGCTTTACAGGCTGATCCTACACCGTTTGGGATGGATACTACAGGGTACTGACAACGCTGGACCTCAGCTACAGATAAGGTGTCTATCTGGCCTTCTGTTATGACAATACGTTTGCCTGAAGTCCAGCATTGTTTTCCCCATAAACCTAGATCTCTAGTTTCCCCTAAAATAGGGAAGTCTTTATCTTTAGTTCTTAGCTGTTGAGCTATGAGTTTATTGTCCTTGTCAAAATAAGGAGCAATATGAATCTTTTTATTGTTATCGTAATTTACTTGATACTTGAAAAACCTACAAGTTTCTTCGGATATTCCACGTTTGCTAAGGGACTCGTAAACACCCTGTTTAAAAACACCGTTGGATTTTGGTATATCTTGTATAGGAGCTGAATCGCTACCATGCTCATAATAAGAACAGCCATCACCGAAACAATACGCATGACCATCTGGATACCTCCCTAAATTATCTTTAGAACCACATTTTGGACAGGGTTCATGAGTTACTCCTTGAGTTCGTTCAACCATATATCAGGCACATTCCTTTCTGCATAGACAAACCCATGCTTTTCGCACCACCTACCATAAGTGGTAGATGAACCCTTGTACAGCTTCTGCCTGGAATTAGAAAAAATAAATCTTAAATCTATATCAGGGTATTGTTCTTGAACTAAGATATGTTTAGTCCTATCTTTAGCTAAGAACCTACCCTTAGTTTCGATATAGATCTTCTTGTTTTTTCCCACTAAAATAAAGTCAGGTGTATAATGCTTAGGTACAGGGATATACTTGAGTCTTTCCTTCTCGTAAGAGTAAGCTACACCAGAAGCCTTTAACTGGCTGGCTATTCGTTCTTCTAAGCCACTTCTGTAGCCCTCTTGTATACCCCTGTACCTTTGTCTTTTAGTTGTACGTCTCATCTTCTTTAGCACCAACCTTTAGATTAAGCAATAACTTATATACAGCCCTGACTTCATGAAATGCTTCATGTGGAAAATGTCCACAATCTATCATAACTATTACATTTTCAACCAAGGCTGATAGCTCATCGCTTTTTAAACTACGAATTCGATTTGCTATCATCTCTTGGTCCATATTTCTACAGAATTCATAATTAGGCATTTTAGAAGTCCTCATTGTCTTCTTCGGTATCCTCAGAAGCTTCTGCTGTTGTTCCCACAAAGCTACCCTCATCTTTACCCCAATCAACATCATCCTTCTTGGTGTACTCAACCAAGTCCATAATTCGTACTTTCTGCATACGCATGGTAACACCACCAGATCCTTGATTAAAAGGAACGGCCTGATACGCTATCTTCAACTTACTGCCAGCTCCCACTTGGTTCAATACACGATTACCAGCAGTATCCAAGAGTATAGGTTTCTGAGTAAAGGTGTCACCACTCTTAGTTTTAACTTTAGCTTTTAATTTAAAGTTAACTACAAAGTTTCCAGTAGGTTTTTTATCATCATCCAGTTCAGGTTTAACAGGGTTGTGCTTTCCTCCATTCATCAGAGGATCTACTATAGCTTGAATTCCTTTAATATCCTTCTTGTTAAAAATCATTTTAACTTGGTATACTCCATCGGCATCATATCTGACATCTGGAGTATTCAACCAAGGCCATGCTGCTGTTCCTACTGGTGTTACATTCATTGGTAATTTATTAGCCATTTTTATAATTCTCCTATTATATATTTTTCTGCTCCACCAAATTCAGGGATCTGTTTAAATTTACAGTCCCTCCTCATCTTACCTATCATTTCCATAACATCACTGATACTCCTTTCTTTCATCATTTTATTTAAGTATAAACAATTGAACACTGCTGAGAGTATAGCATACTTCTCAGCCTTGGTAAAACTATCTAAACTGTCTACTACCCTCATCATACCCTGTGCTACCTTTTTAACATCGACATTAGCTACGTCAACTGAAGAAGAATTCTGCATCTTTCACCTCATTAATGTTTAACTTACCGTACTTAGGAATTTTAGGAAATGTATTTTTACAAACTGTAGGAACTACTGTCTGCTCCTCTGCAAACTGCTTGAGGACATCTTCTTTATAGATCTCAATAAAGGTTATCCTTAAGTTTTCACTTAGTAGTTCCATGTTACAAGCATGAGTACCAAACGAATCATGAACTACAGAGAAACTCTGAATATCAGTATAAGAAAGATTTACAGTTTTCATTAAGTGACAGGCATCCATGCTATGGACATAGTTAGGTGCTATTCCATTAGTCTGTTTATGTTTATCTAGTTTGTCACCAACTCCATGTGCGGAGAATAAAGAAGCCATTTTACCATTTATAATTGTTTTAATTTGTTTGACTATCGGTCTTAAGTATTTCTGCTTCACTATAAACCCTGTAGGGACGGTCCAATAGATAGGTCTGCTATCTTTACTTAAAACCCTAGCACACTCTTGTAGCCAATCCATACCTTCTCTAGCTGAGACTACAACTTCTCCTATAGATTCATAAATAATCGTAGCTAAGTATTTACAAAACACCCATAAGTCTTTATCTTTAGAAATTGTAGTAAAAATTATTCCCTTGTCTAACTGCTTCTTCAGCTCCTCATATATCTGTTCTCTCATACCATAAAGAGTAGCACCGTAAGGAGTAGTCATAACAGGCCGTTTGACCAGTGCTCTATTTATATCCAGGTCTGAAACAATCGCGTCAGGATCAGCTCTTACTTTTTCTGCTACCTTAACTTTTACAATTTCATAGATATCTTGAGGACTATCAGTCACTGTAAGGTTTACGGCCTTACCCCCTACCTCATCTCTAAGCATAGCTGAGAAATGCTGTAAGCCATTACAGGAACCGTCTACAGTAACAGGTAAATGACTCACAAAATTTCTAGGATTAACTTTGTATTTAACATACTCAATACAAGCCCTTAAGAACTGCCAAGGTTTATCTGCTTCCATCCACCACTTGTTAATCAAAGGGTCTGTACCTACTTCAACTATAGCCCAATCATGGAGTTTAGCCCATTCTACACGCTCTTCTAAGGACACCTTGTCAAACCCATAACAATTAGCTAGTTGGATCTGTAACCAAGGTGGTCCTGAGTTTCCTAGAGGTTTACCAACAGAGAATTCCAGGAGGCCTCTAGCTGAGTCCTCTCCTTGTGGGTTCAGGAATGCTGTATTAGCATACATC